GCGCAGGCGGATTTGTCAGTAATGCTAGTTATCCAGTTACTCCAGGAGGTAGTGTGCCAGTGACTGTAGGAGCTGGTGGAGCACATACACCAAACGGCGGCGGACCTAGCGGACCTGGTATATACTATCCAGGAAGTCAAGGCGGTAATAGTGCGTTTGGTTCAATCACTGCCTACGGTGGCGGGCATGGTGGCGGGCAATATTGGTGGGGTGCGCCAGGTGCAAGCGGCGGCGGCATGGCCGGAAACAGTTACGGCGGTCCCGGATCTACTGCCTATCCAGCACAAGGAAATAATGGCGGATCTTCAAGCGGTTCAGCCAACTCAGGTTCAACTGGTGCTGGCGGCGGCGGAGCAGGCGGAGCTGGTAGTAATTCTACATCAAGCGGCGTTCCGGGCGGACCTGGTGTGAGTAGTTCTATTACTGGTTCTCCAGTATTTTATGCAGGTGGCGGAGCTGGCGGCAATAGTCAAAGTGGTACTCCTGGCGGCGGCTCAAGCCCTGGCGGTGGTGGAGCGTATAATAGCAATGGAGGAACTAACCTCGGTGGAGGGGGAGGAGGAACAACTGGCGGAACAGCGGGCAACGGTGGCCCTGGTATCGTTATTGTAAAATATTAATTATTTAAAATATATAAAATGTGTCAACACTAGTCTTGCGTTATTGACACTGTCGCCAAAACTATTTTCAATGCTATGTAATTTTGTAGCATCATATATGACATATCGATTGAACTTATTTTCCACAGTGGTTACATTTGTTAAGATAGTACCGCAGTTAGCTGGTGGGTTAGGATTCAAATAGGCAACTCCTCCGTAGAATACCTTAAAATCATTCCATTTGTCATCGAAATCAACATGTTCAATTCTAGGAATACTGGCGTCAGTCCAGCTAAAACTAAATTTAGTCCAATATTCTGTATACTGATCGATGTCAGTTAACCGTCTTGCGTTTTCTAACTGACGCCTTAACAAATAATTGTACAGATTAGTATCCCATTGATTTATATAGTCAGTCCTATGACCGGGAAAATTAGCTATATTTCCAGGATGGGTATCTTTAGTATAGTATACTGCGTTTAACGCAATTTTTCTTATAGATACTGGATCAGGAAAATAGTCGTCTATGATCAACATATTAATTAAAATAGTTATATTTAAAATTAGTATCAGCATCAGTCCATGTGTTAGGACCAAACATGCCCAGTACCTGGTATGTACTACGTTCTGCCAAAGTCATATTTTTTAATCTAGCAATGTGATTTTGAAAGCGACTATTTTGTATTATATGGTTAGTGCATTTTTCTTTAGTTGTGTTCCAAAATTTTGTGTCATAGATACTGCCACCGTGATAGATAAAACAAATCCATGACTCAATATCGCCAGCCAATTCATATAATCTGGTATTCACAGTATCTGCACTGTGTACTCCTCCCAGATAATCAAAGAAATAGCGTACTATTTGATCGTAAAAATGTCCTGCAACTGCTTCAATTGGTTCTAAGAACATAGCTCTATTACCATTCTTTAAAATTCTGCCATCTAAATAAGTTTTAGCATAGTAGTTTTTCCATTTGAATTCACGTAGTTCTAAATTTTCTTTGGAAATTTTAAAACGTTCGCTGATATCTTCAATAGCGTCATCTCTCTCAGTCAGCTGATCATTGTACAAATATCCCCATCCTTGTCTAGTAGTAGTAGGAACTCCAAACATCCATCCATTTCTATGTGCTACACTATATGTATAGTTCCAATCACCCGGCTCTTTAACTACGTTTATCAATGCATGATTAACTGGGATAACCTCTGACAGATGATAATTGCTATAATCTTCAGGGTAGCCCCTACAGTCGATAACATAGTTAAATTCGTAAATTTCATCTTTGCACACTACTGCCACACTATCTGTTTGATTTATTAGTTCATCAACTTTGGTATAGATTGTGCTGAATTTTTTACCCCATATTTTTTCAAATCTTGTAAAACAAAAGTCTTTCAATTTAAAATTATTAAAGTGTATACCGTAGCTTGGCGGTACAATATTCATGAAAAAATCTTCATCTCGCCAATCTACATACTTCATTCCACGTTTGATAGTAGCATCCAAGTGATGGCCGTCATCAAATATATTAAATTTTGTGCCTTTGTACAAGACCTGAGGTATGGCTAGGCCGCTACTTTCGCCTATTCCTAGTATAGCGGTGCCTGGATCGGAAATTGATATCACAGTCCAATTGTCTGGCAAATAGGCCAGACAGTGTGCCAAGCTGGTTAATCCGGCAGTACCTATTCCGATTACTGCTATGCTATTTGTAAATTTTTTCATACTGTATCAAACTTAATAAAATGTTGACGCTTTTCTGCCGGATATTGATTGTAACGATCTTCGGTGATAATATCAAACGCAATACTGATTCGTTCTTGGGATCCTAAATGTTTATTTGTATAGTGAGGTAAATTATTTTGAAATAAAGTTAACTTACCTACAACATTTTTACTCTCATGTATTTGTCGGCCAGTAGCTAGATTCATTGGGTTGGCGTAAAATGTACTAGTATTATCGCAGGCAATAGTAACGTGTCCGCCTAGCCAAGTTAATTCATGGCTAGCATGTATATGTTCTTTTATTTCTTCACCAGCCCTCATTACATTGGCCCAGCATTGTATCCATACTGTTTGACGTGCAACAGTTAAAAGAGATAAAAAATTTACATATTCGTTATAGATCAGTTGAGTTAGAGTTGTTATTTCAGGCTCACTCCAACTCATCACGTTAAAAAATGGACTGCGTGAAGTTAGACTGTTCGGGCCTAGACCAGTATCTCCGTCAAATACAATATCAAATTCTTGGTTGTATTTGTCGTAAGCTGTTTGATATGTTGATTTAATTACAGATTCTTTTGACAGTATTATTTCTTTAATCTTATTAAAAAAATTTATACTGTTATCGACCTCAAGCTGGGTCTCTCCCATAATGTAATTCCAATTGGGGGCGAACGGTGTTTGAGGTCTAGGGCTTTGAAACTGAATTATCTTCATCAGAATGATTTTTAATTATGTTATACAATTGGAAAAACTTTCTAATATCATCACTGACTGTAATAACTGGGTATTCTAATCCGCCCTGTGATAAATCTGCAACATGACCTTGAATTGAAATAACAATGCCAGCTTTTTTACAAGCATTAAAAAACTCGTGATCCTCGACTTGTGCTCGAGCGTTTTCTACTAGTCGGAATTTGTTTTTAATAACTTCTGCTAGATCATCATGTCTCCATTCTAGCATTAGTTCCATAATTGCATTAGCCGCCGCTTTGTGTTCATCAGTAAGATTTCCATAATCAAATACGGTCCTCATATTTTTCATTGCATCACTCATATTTTTTTTCTCCTGTATTCGATGTTTTATGAGGTAGGCCTAAACCAGGCCTACCATCATTTCGAGTGTTGTAAGGACCATTAGCATCACTATAGTGTAAAAATACTTGAGTATGATTAAGTCCTAAAAATTCTTCACGCCAGTGATCTATATCACATCCCCTATAGATCAATAAATCTCCCGGGCCCAAACTTACTGGCATATTACCGTTTTCTGTTTGAACCCAAATTGGCCAATTATAGTCGGGATATCTTACTTGGTCTACATTAGATACATTATATCCTAAACATAGTGTACTTGAAATCTCACAGCTAGGTCTATCTTTATGGCGTTCTAAAACATTACCTTTTTGATACAACCTCCAGTAGGAATAGTTTGGATTAAGCAAAAGTCCTGTATACTTTTTAATAGGATCAAGACTGAGTAATAACAAACTATCCATAATTGGATCACCATATTTAGTGAATGCGCCTAATGTTACTTGTCCGTCATTAAATGTACCGTCCCAATCCTGATTATAATTATCTCTATCATAGAATATTTTATAATCGACCGCGGCAGTTTGAATTAGACTATATTGATATAGTAGTAGTGCAGTGTCCGATGATATAAAATTTCTTATAACAAGATATTTATTTTGTTCAAAAAATTCCTTAGTTGCTAAATCGATCATTTAAACGGCCCTCCTAACACCCACAATACTAAACTATATCGTGTGCCGGAGATGACTGGTGTTACACAGTGGTTTAAAAAACTAGGAAATACTATAATCGATCCCTGCGAACGTATTTCTTAACATAAATGATACTGCTCGGATTCGGTATGATTTCCAAAATCAAATTTAAGGTCGCCACCTTCGTAGGCATTGGGAGCATTTAGATTTACTGTCATACTAATTTTTCTTACTTTACCTACAAAATTAGGATCAATGACATAGTTATCTGGAAAGTTTCCTCGAGGAGATATTGGTTTATCAGTTATACCGTGTATATATCTTTTATATGCTCCAGTATGATCGCTGATTCCGTCTTTGTGCCAGGAGTAAAATTGTCCGGGATTATAGACTGTAAATTGAAAATTTTCAGCACAATCCCATTGCCAGTTCCATTCCGCTTTTTGGTTAGCCTCGGCAATAAAAGGATAAAACAATTCATATAACCATTTTTGATTTAACCATGTCACTTCACTATCCCTGACATAAACAGGGCCGACTCCTTGCGATTTAAGTGCCCGCTTAGATAATTCGCCCTGCGGTATTGCTCCTGGATTAGAACTTTTTTCTCCGTTACCGGCAGTATAAGCTTCTACATTAATCCCTGAATCTTTTTCAGATTGCAATTTAGCCAGGCCAAGATCTATTATCTTTTGGCAAGTATCCGAATCTATAGCCGATTTAAAATAGTAATAATGATTGGTTAGATTCATTATATCAAATCCACTAAGTCAAATACAGTTTGAAGTTTTGTACGAATTGTTTTGCTTGAAAAACTATTACGCAAACCTTGATGTAATGGTTTTGGAGCACGGTCTATTGTAGCCCATGCCCAACCCATGTGTTCGTCACTTAGTGTAGGTACAAACTCATTATCTATAACACACAAGTAAGTGTGAAAATTAAACACCTTGTCATTGCTGACAAATGTTTCAAGTGGAATTGTTTTGATTATTTCAGGACAAGGACCAATTTCTTCATTGATTTCACGTACTAGACCTTGCCAAGGAGTTTCGCCTTGTATGTTAGTACCGCCAACTAAGCCCCAAGTGCCTTCATGTTTGCCATGAGCTTTTTGTAATAACAAGAATCGTCGTGTAGATTTAGCGTAGAACAATGCTCCGCTACACACTATCTGTTCTGTTACAATTCTATTCTCCATGATCCTTGATCGTACTCGCCTTCAAAGCTCTTAGTCCATGTGACACCGTTCCACATGTACTGAACACTAGTGTATGTATTCGTTTGCCATACCATAGTGTCAGGAAACTGGCTTGAATTAAAAACTACATTCCATGCACTACCAGTCCACTCTACAATGTCATTAGCATAAGCTACTAAACTGCCCCACGCATGTGCAGGTGTAACATTGTTTGCATTGCCTATATCTTCAACTAACAAGAAACGTAGACCTACACTGATAGTTTGGTCTGATTGTTCTGTACCTGTAGGACGATATGGATCATAAGTTAATGGATTAATAATAGCATCAAATGTGCCAGGGCTAGTAGGACGATAACTACCAGCGGCATTATAACCAGGCATATTTTGTAATATACCTGCACTGTCTATACCAGTATTGCTTACAAGTGTATCTGGATCCCAGTTTACACTTAGTTGACTACTGTCTAAACTGTTAACGGCAATAGTACCAATGACTTGTGTACCATCTGGTTGTGTTAAAAATATTTGACTAGAACCAGCTACATATTTTCCCGGATAAGAATTGAATACTTGATTCCAATCTACAGTATTGCCTACTCTAACAGGTGCAGGATCTATAGTAGGTTCGCTAGGATAAGTTCCAGCTCCATCTGCCAGGGCAGTTATACTATTTGCATAAACTTCAATTCTAAAATTACTGATTGTTGTTACTACTTGATCTAACAAATCGCCAAAGCTAGTAGTATTACCTATCGGATCCATACCTAGCCCTTCTATATAAGTTCCGCTAGTTTCAGAACTACCATAGACACTGGTAATAATTTTTGTAATAACGCCCAAGTGTTTGACCTTAACTGGAGGATTAATCCATATAGGAGTCTGCACAGTAATTGTAGCAATATCATTTCCACTATCATTGCCCACTGGAACTGTACGGCTACTCCAGTTAATATTAGTTAGTTCTAGCACTGTTAAGCTAGTCCAGTCAATATAGTTATCGTTAGTTTGTAGTTCTAAACTAGGGTTGAACAAAACTAAAATCTGTTCAAGAATTTGTAATTTTTGTTCTGCGCTCGAACTCCAAATATCAACTTTCAGTTTAAGCTCGAATGGAGTAGGCATCAAACGTTCAATAGTATAGTTGCGACCTTGACCTTGTGTATAAGTTCCAGCGTTGATATCACGCTCACGAAGTTGTACTTTGTCTATAAAAGTTTGATCAGCTAGTCTGTTGCGATCTAAACTTAGCTCGGTTACATATACAGCAATACGTGGAATACTGTTAACCACGTTTTCACTGTTTTGGCGTATAATACTAGCCACTTGACGATCTGGATCACC